CCGTTCGCCTGTGCTGCCTTGGCAAGATGTTTTGTTACTTTGTTGTTCATTGTCATTTCTTTTTTTTGAGTTTAGGACAAACCTTGCGAACGCAATGCGTTTCCGCCTTGGTTGGATTCCATTATTGTGATGATGCGTTCAATTCGCGACAAATACTTGTTATATGCCGTATTGACTGCAATCGTGTTCAATGCTTGCAGCGATTGGCGCAAGACTTCGTTCGCGTCAAGCTGATTGATGCGGATGGCGTTCATCTGCCCGGCAAGGATGTTCGCGGATTCCTCGCTTATTCCCTTAGCCGCCCCGGTCAACGATTCATCGGTATCATCCAAGCCCATGTCCTTGAATATTTCTTCGTATTGCTTCAAGGCTTGGTTGAAATTGCTTGATGCCGCGCCGACCGCGCTTTTGAATCGGTCAATCTCCGCTTGTGTCAATCCATCAAAGACGAAATCATCGCCGTTCCAATAACCCATGTCCTTTTCCAATTTATCCAACGCGCCTTGCAATTGGTTTTCCAAGAATTTCTTCTTCAATTGGTTCACGACAAGGTTTTTCAAAACGGAATTGACGGTTGTTTCCATCGCTTTTGCCGCATCTTCGCCCTTGCTGAATGCTTCAACCAGCGCATCGCCCAAGTCGTTTGCAAAGTCCTTTGCGGTTGTCTGCAACAAGTCGTTGGATATTTCGTCAATCATATCTTCGATTTGTCGCCCAAGTTCCGCATATTGCTCCTTGAAATCATTCACGCGGTCGTGGTCGGTTTTCTTCTTGCTTTCTTCCGCTTCCCATGATGCTTTCAAGTGTTCTTGTTGCTCTTTCATGTTGCGGATGGCTGCTTGTTGGTTCTTGTAAACCTCGCCGCCCAACGCCTTGCCAATTTGCCATTCAAGTTGCTTGTAAGCGTTTTCAAGCTGCTTGATTGCCTTTTGATGCTTCTTGATTTGCTTTTCTGCCTTGCGGTCGCGCGAATTGAACAAATCAAAGGCGGATGACAACAAGCCGATTGAACCTTGAATGACTGAAAGCGGGTTTCCGGTCGCGATACCTTGCGCAACTTGGCTTGCACCGTCCATGATGCCGCCGATGTCGCCCAATATGGCTTGGGTTTCTTCATCCATCGAAACGCCCATCTTTTGCAATCCGTTCGTTACGGCGTTGAATGTCCCGTTGATAAGGTCAATCGAACCGGAAACGGCGGTTGCAACATCCTTGGTCGCTTTCTTGGCTTCATCGCTTCCCAATCCCTTGCCATCCTTGGTTGCTTCTTTTAGACGCTTCCACGCCGCGCCAAGGGCGGTGAACGGGTTGCGCTTCTCAACCTCCGAACGTGCCTTGTTCAATTGGTCGGTCAAGGCTTTCAAGTCTTGCGGATTCAAGTCAACGCCGATGGTCGCTTTCATGCCCTCAATCTTGGCGATTAGCTGCTTGATGGTTTTCGTTGTCAACTCGTCAAGGTTGCCGAAAAGGTTTTGCCAATCTCCGGAATTTTTAATCAAGTCGCTTTGCAACTTGGAAAGTTCGTCTTGTTCCGCCTTTGCAAGTTTTTCAAGCAAATCTTTGTTGCCGTTCAATTCTGCAATCCGGCGGCGTTCGGCGTATTGTTCCGCGATGCGTTCCTTTTTCTGCTCATATCCGCCATATTGGTTCAAGATGGCATCATAATCGCCGACCTTGCTTGTGTCCGTGTTGTACTTCTTCGTGCGGTTGGCGATTGCTTGGTCGATTTCTGCCCTTTCCGCGTCCGTGGATGCCTTTGCACGCTTGCGGGTCAATAATTCCATGTCGGCGTTGAATTGTTCTTCAATGCGGCGTTTCTGCTCCACAAATGATGCGTATTCGTTCAACAACGCGTCCGTTTGTTGCTTCGCCTTTTCCTGTGCTTGCTTTTCGGCATTGTCAAGGGCTTCTTTTTCGGCGTTGTCAAGTTCCGTTCCATCGTTGGCAAGCTGCTTGCGCTTCGCTTCGATGACGTTCAACATTTCGATGACGGTCTTTGCGTTTGACAGGGAATCCGACAATTCATTGTTGAACGCTTCAAGGACGGTTTTCTTTGTTTCCTCCGCAATGGCATCATTCAGTTGGCGCAACTGCTTGTTTTGCGTCTTGGAACGATTGGCAACGTCAACTTGCAAGATGATGTCGCGTTGGTTCTTCAAATAATCAATGTACGTTGCACCCTGTTTCAAAAGCCCGTCAAATTCCTTTTTCGCCGCTTGCTGAATTATTGGGTCGTTAGAATTGACCCATTTCAAAAAGCGGGAATATTCGCTTTTGTACTTCGCCAGCTTTTCAAGGAACGCATCTTTCTTCGTGCCACCTCCACCGGATGAACGATGATGACTGCTTCCACTACCACTCCCGGATGTTGTCGTTGTCTTTCCGGTGATTTTGTCGGCTTGCTTCTGCAATTTCTCAATTTCCGCCATCGCCTTTTTGTAATCATCGTTATTGGTAAGGTGTTTCAAGGCTTCTTGTTTCAACTGAATGGCTTGTTCAATCGCGCCAAGTGAACCTTTCGTGTACGTTTGCGTTGCACCTATTCCGGCTTTTTTTAGGATGTTCCATCCGTTCCTTTCGGCGTTGGCGGCGTTCCGGAATCCCGTTGATATTTCCGCGCGCAATCCATCAAGGGCGGCTTTTGCTTTCTTCTTTTCGTTGTTGGCGGTTTCCACCCAATAACCCGTGCCGAACGATGATGTCTGAACCCACATGGTGAGCGACGGCCTGCAGGGCGTGGAGTTCATCGCCATGAATACTGACCAGCAGGCATTGGCAAAGAACCATGCCTCGGTCAAGGTGCAGCTGGGTTCCAAGCTGACCAAGGGCCGTGGTGCGGGTGCAGACCCGGAGATCGGCCAGCGTGCGGCCGAGGGATGACGATCAGGCTGTCCACGTGCATCAGCAGGTTT